TTTGCAGCGTTTATAAGCTCGTCTGTATTCGAACTGAAGCCATTGGTACTATCAATACCCATAAGTGTCTTAGACGTCACACGATGCCCTGTGAGGATGTTCTGCACCAAGAGTTCTTGTAATGCTAAATATTGTTTATCTAAATCGGCTGTATTTAGTGGAGTAACTTCAGGAGCTCTATTTCGGTCGTCTGAGAAGCTTAAAATAAATTTACCCGCATTAGAAGCTGAAGTAAACTTTTCCGTTAGACTTTGTTCTATCTGAAAACGTTCTTCTTGAGTTGGCACCCCATTATTGAAAGCAAACATATAGCTTCCCGAGAAAGAATTGTTAATATTATTTAGATGAAACTCAGCAACTTTTTGGTCTACAAGCGCCCAATTGTTTGCAGCTATATAGTCAGGTGTGTGGTATATATCCATATTAGGTGAGTAAGCACCTGTGTAAATTAATTGACTCCCTGCTGTCCTATCATTAGTATTAAAAGCAGCAATTGGATATGGCTTGTTCGTTCTAGTGTTAGCCCAATCAGCAGAAATAAAATAAGTGTCTACTTTTCCAAATTCATTAGGTTTTCCTGCTCGAACTCTCTCTACTGGTACGTGATATACTTCTGCGATTTCAGTACGTTCTCTATTCCAAATAACGTGGATAGCATACGCTCCTTGAAGCTTAAAGTCAAAAGCTACTTTCTTTATTAATTGATGTAAAGATTCTTTGCTATTTGCATTTCTCATAAACTTTTTAAGTCTTACATAAGCATCTAAGTTTGTCTCTTCATCAGTACAAATTAAGTCTTCTCCTGAAATCATTTCAGCAGTAGCATTAACTATCGCAGCGTGTGTAGAACTGTTATAGTATAAATCAATCAAAAACTGAGGATAGAGGTTTTTCCAGTCTTCTGTACCGTACTCTACGTAGTCTCTTCCACGTACCTCCTGTATTATGGGAGCTGTTGTTGTTTCTAAATTGATTGATAAAATATTTTCCATATTATAAGTTTGATAAGTAATCGTTTATGTTAGCAGTAAGGGTTGCATTTTCTGTATCATATATTTGAATTTCGCTTATAGTACCATCAAAAGGATTTTGGTCTCCACCCCTAACTCCTATTGCATCAATTTTTGCTGTTCCTGATAAAGTTTCAGTATCTGCTTGTGCTGTTCCGTTTTTGTATAATGTTATTAGGTTAGAAGGAGTAGCTCTAGTAATAACTAAATAATCGTCTCCAAAAGTTCCACTATCTAAAGTAAAATCTGCTTGAGTTCCACCTATTTTTATTCTCCATTGTGAACTTGTTTTTATTTGAAAAAACTCACCCACTTCATCGTTGTCGCCTAAAACTGTTATATTTGCTGCTGAACGATTTAACCTTACGCCAACAGTAAAAGCTCCAGATAAAGTTATTTGACTACTACCTAAGTTTTGAGAAGCAGTTTTGTCAAATGTTAACTTTCCAGTAGAAGCATCGTACGCAGGTTGTTCACTTGCTGTTCCTTGAGTCATATCAAAACTGTTAGTAGAACTATCAGCCCAAGTAGAAACATCAGAACCATTTAAAGTAATACCTACTTTATTTTGATACCAAGCTTCTAGATTTGATTCATCAGAAGGTGACCATCCTCCTCCAGGAGTACTAGTATTTAAACTTAAACCTAATTTTAGAGATAACATATTCTATGTAGTTGCTCCTTCAGAATAACCAATCCCAACACCACTCGTTAGAGTTATTGCGGTTACGTTCATAAACAAGCTTGTACCTGCTGGTACAGTTGTATGTAGTGCAGCTTCTCCTGTTGCATCAGCCACAGTTATTGAAGCTATTACACTTTCAACTGGAAAATTAACACAGTACCAATCTTTACCTGTTTGTGCTGCTGTTGTAAATATTTCTGTACCTCCATTTTTTCCTAATTGCTCCATTAAAAGCTGTTGTACGTTTTCTATTGCCATTTTTTTATTTATTTATTGTCCGTAATATATATAATTTGTTCCTGCTGGTTCTTGTCTTTGTGTGTACTGAACCTGCTGTGTTCCATCTTTTTCTGCTACATACATCTTTCCTTTTGTTACTAATCCTTGTACTACTCCTTTATTACCAGCAGCAGGGGTTAATACATCATTTTCAGTTGCAGGAGCATTACCTGAGCCAACTATAACTTCTGTTGCCCAAGAAACTTCATAAGCTTCATATTTCCAATATCCTGCTGGTAAAAATTTAGTTTCACCTGCATACATATTAGGTGTTGTACTATAAGTGAATCTTAGATTGGTGTATCTGTCTTTTATAATTTCACTACCTCCATAAGCATATTGAACAGAACCATCCATATCATTTGTAAATTTCATCAAATGTCTTATAAGAGTAGAAGCAACTGAAGTGTCAATACGATTGTCTTCAGTTTGAATATATATATCTAAGGATGTCTCTGTGATAGCTTGTATCATACTATATAATAGAAAAAGTCTGTTTTTATTTGTATTATGTTAGTATGAAAAAGAAAAAGGTGAGCCGAAGCCCACCCTAATCAAGAAAATATGAAAACACTTAAAAAGTGAAGTATTTTAAACTGTTACTATCGTTCCATAAGTAAACCCTCCATTATCAAAAGGAGTTGCCGTATAATCTGCTACCATTGCCATAGGAAGTGCTTCCATTCCGTCGAAAGTAAGAGTGTATCCGTTACGGTCACCCCAGGCAGCGCCGCTATCCATAGTACCTGCATTAAGTTCCATTCCATTAGCTGAACCTAAACAAACAATAACATCGTGTCCGTTGGTTGCTAAAGTTTCATTTAGTTGAGCAAATATAATCGTCTTAGTTGCACCCAAAAGCTTAATCTGATTTTGGTCTTCTTTGGTAAGTCTGTTAAGAATGATATTTACAGTCGGGGTATAGTAAATCGTTCCGTTCTCTCTTGACCCCACTATTGTATCTGTAAGACTAGACACCCCTAAAGGCATCGTGTATCTGTACAAGTCATTTGTACCCATTTCTAGGTCAGTAATTTCTGCTGCTGTTTGAGGTATTGAAGTTACTTGGTCATAAACTGCGAAGTATATAAATTTTATACCTCCACTAATTCGATTACAATCAAGTCCTCTACCTTTCGTTATAAGTCCGCAAGCCATAATTTTTTATTTTTTTAAAGGTTAAAGGAGCAAGGGTTTTTACACCCCTGCTTCTTGTAATTAGTTTATTATGATGTAAATACAACGTCACCACCAATTGCAGTCTGAACACCTCCAGAGAATCTTGCTACTACACGCATATTATCGGACCCATCGAGACCTGACATATCGAGCATTTGTATTCTCGTAGCGTCTGAAATTAAGTCAGTACCGAAGAACATATTAGACCTTTGCGCTGCTACTATTGTATCGTTAGTCATACCAGGACAAACAGCAAGTTTTATTCCTTCAAATACTTTTGTATAATCTTCATTCATATTTGCATAAGGGAATGAAACTAAAGCTGAAACTGCTTGGATGTATAATCTCCAAGTTTGAGGGCTTACATATAAATATAAATCCTCTTTTGGATATACTGCACTAGGAATAGCTGCTACTGTATTTGATAAGTTTTCAAGTACATTTCCTGCAATAATTGCAGAACCTGCACCACCTACTGTTGCTACATCTACTACATCTGCGTTAGATGCTAATACTCCTGTTGCAGTTGTACAAAATCCGTTAAAAGATGCTGCTGTACCTGCTCCACCCCATACCATTCCTTCAATACCATCAGCAATAATCTCACCTAAGTAAGAAATTACATAATCATCAAAAGATGCTGGAGGAGGCGCTCCTGCTCCTGCTCTCATTTGTGCCGCTTCCCAAGAATCTAAAAGTTCCGCCTTGCAAATGTCAAGGTTTACCATTAAATTAGTTGGCTCAAGTGTAGCTTCAGTACCTGTAAGGTTACCTGCACTAACAAAATCGCAACCTGCTGCTGTTATTAATCCTGAATTTGTGTATTTTTGTATATTACTTTTATACTTAATATTTTCTATCATTGTTAGAAAGTCCATT